ATAAAAGGGGGTGATTGAATGTTAAGTTCAAAACAAAAAAAGTGCATTGAACTAATGGCATCAGGTGAATTAACACAGAAGCAAATTGCAAAACAGATTAACATTACTGAAAAGACAATCTGCACATGGAAAAAGGATAAAGAATTTATGAGTGAATTGGATGCACTTGTTAGAATAAGCATTCAGTCACTTGCTGCAAAAGCTTTCAGAACACATACGAATCTTTTAAATGCTAAAAGCGAAATGGTAAGGTACATGGTTGCAAAAGATATACTTGATAGGGCAGGATTCAAGCCTGATGACAAAATTAAGTTTGAAGGTGCAATCCCCATTGTCATTCATGATGACCTGGATGATGAAGATGATGACGAATAATAACAGGTTAGTAACAAAACAGCTTGCAAAGCCTGTGTTTTCAGCATCCTGCATTTATTGCACCATAAAAAGGCGGTGAATAACATGCCAAAACTGGATATTTCATTGAAGAAAGTTGTTGGTAAAAAGTATAACCGATTTTGGAAGTTCAAAGGTAGATACCGAATTGTTAAAGGGTCAAGAGCATCAAAGAAATCAAAGACCACTGCACTTTGGTATATTGCCAATATGATGAAGTACCCTGATGCAAATACCTTGGTGATAAGAAAGACTTTCCGAACAATCAAGGATTCCTGTTTCACTGAATTGAAATGGGCAATCAACAGGTTGTGTGTTCAGGAATTTTGGAAAATCACTGAATCACCGCTTGAAATGACTTACCTTCCCACAGGTCAGAAGATTTATTTCAGGGGTCTTGATGACCCATTGAAAGTCACTTCTATCACTGTTGAAGTTGGAAACCTGTGTTGGATGTGGATTAACATTATCGGTTCACATCATAAAAATAAACTTCTCTAATTGCTGGAACACCCTAACGTAAAGACGAGGGCAATCAGCAGCGAAGCTACTTGACAAAATTAAATGGTTATGGTATCATATACTTATGAAATACATAAGGACGGTGATATCATGGTTGAGGAATGGAAAGATATTAAAGGCTTTGAAGGTTTCTATCAAGTTAGTAATACAGGGCGTGTTAAAAGTCTTGGTGGTTGGTGCGGAACTGCAAAACGAAAAGAGAAAATCCGTTCAACAAGTCTTACGCACGATGGATATGTGAAAGTAAGGCTGATTCATCAAGGAATTGACAAAACGCAAAGGATTCATAGACTTGTAGCAGAAGCATTTGTTCCAAATCCTGAAAGCAAAAGCACAGTCAATCACAAAGATGGAAACAAACAGAACAACATTGTTGAAAATCTTGAATGGGTTGACAGGAAAGAACAAATGGTTCACGCTTACAAAATGGGATTAAAAACTTCAAGGCTTGGTTCTGAAAATTCCAATGCAAAACTTACCGATGAACAAGTGAAAGAAATCCGAAAACTATATGTTCCACAAAGCAAAGAATTTGGAACGGTTGCACTTGGCAAAATATACGGTGTGACAAATAGGGTGATAGGATTGATTATAAACGGTAAGGCTTATAAAAATGTCAAGTAGAACGTTCAACGACTATCGAAAGCGGAAAAGACACCTTAAAAGGGTGTCTTTTTCAGTTAGTAGAGTAGGATTCAAGTGAATCCGAAACGGGAAGCACCTGAAAGGTGAAGATATAGTCTGCTCTGTATGGAAACATACAGAGGGTAAGCGGAAACGGCTTACCCGTAACACAATGCGAAGAAGCATATGAAATCATGAAAGAATCTGATTTTGACATGCTTGACGAATCCATTCGTGGTGAAGTTCCAGAAGGCTTGTTCAAACAGATATCAATGACCTTCAACCCATGGAATGAACACCACTGGATAAAAAAGCGGTTCTTTGATGCACCCCCTGACCCTGATATTCTTGCACTGACAACAAATTACCTGTGCAATGAATGGTTGGATGCAGCGGATAGAAAGGTCTTTGAAACAATGAAGAAAAACAATCCCCGAAGGTACAGGGTTGCAGGTCTTGGTGACTGGGGAATTGTTGAGGGTCTTATATTTGAGAACTGGGAAGAAAAAGCTTTCAGCCTGGAAGAAATCAGGCAGACAAAGGGTATCAAGTCAGCTTTCGGTCTTGACTTTGGTTACACAAATGACCCTTCTGCACTATGGTGTGGAATGATTGACCTGCAAGGTAAAACCATCTATGTGTTTGATGAAATGTACAAAACAGGCATGTCAAATGAACTAATTGAAAAGACTATCACACAGATGGGTTACCGCAAAGAGCGAATCAGGGCAGATTCTGCTGAACCGAAGTCTATTGACAGGCTGCGTGAACTTGGTGTTTCCAACATCACTGCTGCAAGAAAAGGCAAAGACAGTGTAAACAATGGCATTGACTTCATC